TGCTAAATCGCCTGAAGCCATAGACACAAGATTCATATCTACTCCAAAATCACTTATAAGTAAATCTTTTATTTTATGTGCCTCTACTTTTTCTTCTTGGCTAGTAAATTCACTTGGCTTTTTCTTCCCAAAATAACCATAAGAATCGGTTGCTGTAAGTTTAAATTCATACGGAAATGGTGCGTTTTCTATAACATCAAACCCAGGTTGAATCCACCCGTACCACCATAGATTAGTATCTGATACGGAGTCTTTATATATTCTTATATAGTGGTAATTATCTCCTTTTTGAAATACATCGTCATAAAGCCAATCTTCATCATTTTGATTTTCAACAAACATATTTAAAACGCACTCAGAAGCGAGAAATTGCCTATCCCTAGTACCACCCTCACCAGTCCATTTAACTTGGAATCCCTCGCCTGATAAATTCATTTCGGTAGAACCAAAATTTATTGAATAAGACCGTATTGGTCTTGTTTTAAGTGCTTGTGTTTTTGAGATAGTTCCTGAAGTCCCTATAGATGGGTAAGCATACCTAGAATTATTATAATTAACTTCTGTTGAACTCCAATAAGCACCACTAAAAGCTTCAAAACCTGATACAGCCTCTAAAGTTGATTTGTTTTGATAAAACTTATGTATTTCATCTTTTGATGGTAAGTACCAGTCTGAATAACCATTTAAAGTCAAATCAGAACACATATAAGCAGCAGAATCAGTTGCACTACACCCCGCTACTATATCTAAGGTATTCTGATATCCTGTCCCTATAGAAGTCCCATCTGCTCCTGAGATACTCGTTCCATTACATCCCCACTCATATTCACCTAAACTTTCCTTAGCTATTATATAAATATCTGTAGCAGAAACGTGTAAAACCACACCACCCTCTATTTCATCACCTACAGATGGGGTTATATAATCCTTCTTCCAAACCTCTACATACCAATCAGTACCAGCTTGACCCTTTATCGTACTATGTCTATATTTACCGTATGCCATCTATATCTACCTTCTATTTTTTCTACGATTCGCTCTATCGAATACAATCAATAAGTCATCACCCGTTATCCTTACATCAGGTATAACCGTGCTTGTGCTACCTCCGCTTAAAGCGTGGTTAGGTATAATCGTTCCGCTTGAGTTTGGAACGAATAATTCAGGACCTTGTTCCCCTACTAAACTAACTTTACCTACAGGTGGATTACCTCCGCTTGCGAAAGCTCCACCTAATAAGTTTTTAAATATATCACCGAAGTTTTTAGCAGAAGCACCGGCACCTAAACCTCCTAGTCCAGTTAAGGCTAATAAAGCAGCTAAAATCGTTGTTTGAGCTATCATCTTAGCTATACCTATTAAAAACTCCTTCATAAATGAACCAAACTTTTCACCGAACCCGATTACAACCTCCTCCATTTTTCCGTTTATTTCAACAAACTTAGTTTGTTTATCAAATAAATCTACAAATCCTTGTGAGAAATTTTGAAATAAACCTACAACTGTTTCATTTAAGTTTTTGACTTGTAATGCTGTTAAGTCTAATCCAGGGGCTAATCTTTCTAATAAGGAGTAAACTTCTCTAACCTCCTCATACCCCTCTAACGCCTCTCCAGTATCTCTAGTTGGAGTTGTTGAAGTTGTACCTTCACTAATGCTAGTAGGTGTTATTTTTTGTAAAGATATTACTGGATTTAACTCTCGGTTAGTTGGTTTATCTATCTTATTTAGAGTGTCTTGATATGTACTTAGTTTTTTCTCTAACTCCTCAATCTCTAAGATTAAATCACCTATAGCTATTAAATCTAAATCAAATCCAAACTTATCTTTACCTAACTCGTAAGTAGCTTTTTTTAATTTTAAAGCTTCTATTGTTAAGTCTTGAAAGCCTTTTATTTCCTCTTTTAGTAAGTCGTCACCACTCTTATCTCTATTATCAAGGTGTTTATTTATTTCAGCTATCCTTTCTGATGCTGACTTTGCTGAAACACTTGTTCTATCTAATTCATCATTAGCTTCTTTATTTTTATCCTTAAAGTTAACCCATAAACCTATCGCTGATGTAAGGGCTAATATTAAAGCCCCTATAGGATTTGTTAATATAGCTAATTTTAAAGCCCTAAAAACACCTGTTAAAGCCCCTAAAACCCCATTTGCTGACCAACCAGCCACAGTTAGCTTACCTAAAGCTATTCCGAATCTACTCGTTCCAGCTATAGAAAAAGGTATTAACTTATTAAATAATTTAAACAGCCCTATAACTGGTGTTAACATTGATGTCAACGCAGCTACCGACATTAATACTGGTCCTAAAACAGCTGCAAATCCAACCCACTTTAAGATATTTGATTTTGTTTTCTCATCTAACTCTGCTAACCTACCAGCAAAAGCTGTTATATGCTCTATTAAAGGTAATAAAGCATCGGATAATATAGCCCCAAACTCTAATTTTAAGCCTTCTATAGCAGATTGCATTACCAAAACCTTTGCTTGAGTAGTACCCCCCATCAATTCAACCATCTCTTTTAAGGTGGTTGTGTTCATTTTATAGCTATTAGCTAAATCATCTATTTTCTTTTTATTATCAGCTAAAATCTTTAATTGAGCTGCCGCAGTTTTACCAGCTAAATCGGAGGCATCTATAATATCTAATTCCCCTTTTGCTATCTTATCCAAAGAGTCACTAAAAGAAACTCCTTTTTCAGCTAAATCAATAAATATCTTACGAAGTCCAGTACCAGCCTTTGATGCTTTAATACCATTATCCATTAGAACACCCATCATTGCTGATAATTGTTCTATATCTACACCTACTGATTTAGCGGCAGTACCAGCGTGTCCAAATGCTGTATTAAATGTACTAAGTTGTATAGATGAATTAGCAGCAGCACTAGCAAGTGTATTAGCTATTTTACTAGCATCTTTTGCTTCCATTCCAAAAGCATTTATTGAAGATGCTACAACATTTGCCGCTAAAGATAAATCTTCTCCCGTAGCTAAGGCTAAGTCTAATATAGATTTCTCCATATTTTTAATAGCAGTCGGGTCGAAACCTTTACGACCTAATACTAATTGAAGGTCAGCTACTTGTTGTGCGGTAAATTGAGTTGTTCTACCAAGTCGTTTAGCTTCGTCTGTAAGCATTTTAAACTCGCCTACCGTAGCCCCAGTAACCGCACTAACCTTCATCATACCATTCTCAAACTTAGAGAAGGTATCGAAGGCTGATTTACCTAAAGCAGTTAAAGGTGCTGTAACACCAAACGATAACAGAGAACCCATACGAGCTGCCCCTGAAGCGAATTTAGCTAACGATTTATTAGCTTTACCTAATCCAACTTCTAGCCCCTTAATATTGGCTGCTACAATTATCGAGATGGTTTTAATCGAACCCATTACTTTTGTTTTTTGAGTAGTATTTTCTTATGCCTAGCTACATCCCTTTTTATTTCTTCAGGGGTAGCTATTCTAATATTCTTTTTAGCCCTTTGATTATCCCAAGGAAAAGGTAGTATATCAGTAGGTCTTAGTTTCTTTTTAGAGTGAGGCATTAAGCAAGCAAGCATAATTGTTCTTGTTCGCTCCCAAGAATCTTGATTTGATTTAGTGTGATGATCAGAGAATCCTTTTATCTTATTGTTAAAAGAACGAGGGGTCAATTCATATAATCCTTCATACGATAACCCCATCATTCCTAAACCTATCTCTTCGAGTTTATCCCAATCAATATCCTCGCCATCGTCATCAATTTCCTCACCCTTTACTACTTTCCCTCGTCTTGAGGTTGGTCTAATTGGAACGCTTCAAATATTTCGTTTATCTTAGAGAAATCTTCATTATCTATCCACTCTTCAATGTCAGCGATTTTATAATTAAACTTCTCACCAATACTTTTAGCCCCATACTTTAAACCGTAATAAGCTATAATCCCAATATGGTCTATTTCCGTACCTAGTAAGTTTAATTGGTTTAGCTTTAATTTACACTTTCCGCAAATCTCCTTTAAACATAAGTAACTAAACCTAATTGGTCGGTTTTTACCGCCTAACTCTACCTTTTTCATTTTTA